CCACAGTTAGTTCCAACTTGTGCAAACGCAAACGTAAATGGTTGACCAACAAAACGTTGTGTAAATAACGCTGTATCAGTCCAAACATAAATTGCATCCCTACCACGAATAGCTCCTCTGATCTGTGATCCATCGGCTAGTCTTTGTGTACCAGCTGTATTGGTTGCTGTCGGCACGTATGTATTTATGTCCTCTTGATCTGAAAATCTTACAAACATATCATCTTGTGTTGTTGGATCACCAATAGTTGTTTCTGTTCCAAAAAATACTAAGTGACGATCCGGTGTAGATACTAACATATGTCTTGATGCAGTTGGTGCACCACTAATAATAGCTGCTCTTGTATTTGTTGCATCTGCTGCTGCTGAATTCCATTCAAATACTGCACTATCATGAATTAGACAAATAGCTTTGTCACCAAAATTATCTAGTGACCACATTCCTGGTTCAATAACCAAGTCACCTGATGCAGCCTCACCCCATGCTACGTAGTCTGATGAGTTTGTAACTGTAGCACCTGAACTATGTGTTGCAGCGCTTGTGCCTCTTACTTCTCTCGTAACACCTGTTAATTCTTTTGATGCACTAATACCTGTGTATGATATTTCTTCACTTCCTATTTGCACAAAGTTTGTACCTGCTGTAGGAAACAAAGCATCGTTGACTAATATAATACCTGTTGTTTGTGAACCATTAATACCTGCTGATAAAGTAGTTGTAGCTGCACCTACATCTTCACCACCCCAAGATCCAAGTGACCAACCAAAACCTTTTGCTTGCACAGCTGGTCCTACAGGATAATAATGTTGTACTCTAACACCACCTGACGTTGTTGCACCAGATCCTGATTCATTTGATGGCATTGTAATAGTTAGTGTTGTAGAAGTTGGCACAGTTGTCACCATAAATTTTTTATCATTAAAATCAGATGCTCCAAAATTAGAGCCAGTTATAGTAGAAAAATTATCTAACAATATAATATCTGATGCAGATATATTGTGATCTGACGAAAAAGTTATAGTTACTACTGCTGATCCGTTAGTCGTGCTGAATGCACTTGTAAGCGTGTTTGTAGATTTAATTGGATGTATGTCATAAAACGCACCACCAGAGTACGCGTATAGAATTCTATTTGTGCCGATGATTGCATACTTTCTAGCTGAACTATTAACAAAGTGATGTAGTCCACGACCTGCACCTGTAAGATTGTCGGACCCTAATTGTGACCAACCACCTATTTTTTCTGGTGAACCATATCTAAATCTAACATTATCACAATCAACCCACTGACCCTCTGCTCCAGTTTCTGTGATTTGTTTGTTAATACCTGGCTGAAAACCTATCTTTTGTAGCATAATAAATCCATATATAGCAAATTTATTACTTA